GGTCTTGAACCTGGGGGCCGGTTCTCCGGCCTGTCTGTTAATCCCATGCTAATCACTTCAGCTGCTTTTCTCTCATTTTACAAATTCGCTCAAAGGTTTCTAAATCCTTAGTAGAAATATATCCAACCATAAACAGGCGCTTGGCCTTGCTCATTATTTCTTTGAGTCTTCTGCGCCCTGCGGCCTTAGTCATCTTTGGCATTTTTTCACCGCCTAGGCGTTAGTTAAGAACTGTGCCTTGAAATTTAGGTTTACAGGGATTCGGTATGAATTAAACAAAGGTTGCATTGAGGCCGGAGAAGTCATCGGAACAGAACCAACGACGTTGCCAAGTGCGTCAACGACAACCGCTCCAGGAGTCTCAATTTTTGAACCATCAACGCTTGTGCAAAATGCTTTGACGACAGTTTGACCTTGAAGTGTGTCTCCAATTGAGTTAGAAGTTTGTAAATCAACTAGTTCGTTTGTTGCTGCGCCTGATGGAGTTACTACGAATATTCGAGATACTCCCGAAGCAGTGTAAACGCATAGAGACGCTTCGCGGTCAGCCGCGGTCGAATTCATCACCCGCAATTTATCTCCGGCCTGGAGGGTGAAAGGAGCGCAGAGCCGAGACGCTTCAAATGCGCTGCCTTTCACACCGACAGGGATAATTGCAGCCACTAAACCTTGACGAAGAATGTATGCATAGCTGACTCCGTTATCACAAGTAACCAGACCTGAAGTCACAGTTTTGCCTTGTGCATAATCTCCAATGTTTTGAGCCGATACTGTATAGGTGGTATCAGTCGTCAGGTCGCTTTCTGATCCCTCCGCTAATTCTGCTTTTAGTGGAATATTTGTTCCATCTGAACAAACAAGCACTCCGTTCACGGTGTTAGTTGCCATCTTACAATTTCACCCCTATTCCGAGTGGCTTGAAAATGTTACGATTTACGTTTGAGATAGGTCGGCGAAGTAGTTTCTTAGCCATCTTGAACCCAATACCGATACCAATTGCTTGCACTGCCATTGATTGATAGTTGTTCATGAAGTTAGATTGCATTCCAGCGAATGCGATTCCAGGATTAGTTATCAATTCTGTAAGAGTTAATTGTTCTGCGCCTGTGATAGTCATCGCGGTGCTTCCAGAATATGCCATTCCGCCGGAAATATCAGATCCCCCGGTAATGAATCCAACCGGAGAGTTTCCAGCTAGACCTGTCGTCAATAAGTTCGCGTATGCGTATGATTCTATCGCGTTTATTACGCTAAACATTCGTGGGCCTCTACGTGTTCGCTTCTTTCTGCGTCGTGCCATGCCTCACTCGGGGTCTTTGGCGGTAAATAACCCTTTATCGTCTCTTTCGACTAATTTAGCTGGATTCTTTGCCATATTATCTTGAATAATTTGCATTAACATCATTTGCATAGGATTTACTGGTTCAACTTCGCCAATTGGCAGGTTTTCAATCGTATTTTTGAGCGCATCGGCAATTTTAGCGTCTAAAATCTGAAATTGTTCACTAATAAACTGAATCGACCAACGCAAATGCAACCAAAAACCAAGAAAAACAATCAATACACACGCGCCCGCGATAAGTAGTGTCTCCATCATACCCCCATCGGCCCGCCATCGGTTCTTAATCGTCGTCCTGCCAGCCTTCCGCCGCATAATCTTCTTATTCATCTTGGTTGTCGGGAGTACAACCAGCGTAGGCTCTATTGCGAGAGCAACGCAAACCAAAGGTTTGCTTGCGGCGGTCGCGCCGTTCGGCGCAACTGTAATATATACCCCTGCTGTCCTAGAAACGAGGTTGTAATACAATGCACTGTAAGGGATGTGGCCGTTGGCCTGTAATTTATGTAAAACCAAATGGAGAAAAAGAAAATGTTTCATGTATTTGTAAAGGGGGATATACAAAATGAGATTAGTATGTCGAAAATGTGGCTTAGAATGCGATGCCACGACGTTTGAAGAAGTTGAGCAATATCAAAGAATGACTTGCGGAGCAGGTGGGACGCATAGGCTGGTGGGGAGAACATGAGAGGATGGGGGGATAAGTCTGATATTGGAATAAATGATGTTGAGTTTAAGACTCCTAGATGGCTGACAGACCTTTGCGTTCAACGTGTAATGCACCTGTTAGAAATTAGAGGGATTCCTACGAGTATCATTGACCCTTGCGCAGGTGATGGTGTCTGGGGTCGTTCGCTAAATCAGTATGTCGCAGTAAATTCTCATTGGGGCATAAGATTCAATGAATTTGAAATAACTCAGGGATCAGATTTTTACAAAGAAAACACTGAGTGTGACGTTCTTATTGGTAATCCTCCGTTCAGTAATTTGACTAAATGGCTTGAGCAATCAACAAAGACAGCCAGACTGATGATAGCGTATGTTTTACCAGCTCATAGTTTGAGCAATAAGCGATTGGAAATGATGGAATCATTTGGATGGCGCCTTCAATCAATTCATTCGTTTCCAAATCCTAAAGAATGGAATTTAGGTTATCCTCATTTCTTTTGTATTTGGATTACAGGAGAAAGGCGCTGGTTTGGCAGTCATGTATTGAGCGACTGTCTAAACGGCCCAGCTGATTGTATTCAAAGGAGGTTGACAGATTATGCCTAGAAATAACCTTCATTCGTTTACACTTTGGCCTAAGGCTAGCGACATAGTGTCTAAGATTAAGCGCGGTCGAAAGTCTCAATTTGTCTCAAAGGCAATTATTTGGTATGATACGCCTCCAGGCCAACAATCGCGGAGGCATCAAGAGTTAATAGAACGGTATCGGTTAGCCCAATATGCCATTCATGAATTAAAAACAGAAATTGAAATCTTGGATACTCAGGTTCAGGAGTTAAAAAAATCTCAATCCTTTATTAGTAAAATGCGTAATAAGTGGTCTAAATGACCCTTTAGACCCCCTATTCGAGAGTATTATTCTAATTCTTGAATGAGGTTGTTGAGCCTTCTAGCTGCACCGTAGATTTGAGCAAATGCTGAGTAAGAAAGAACGGTAGGAACCCCTCCTGCTTGGGCTTCTTCTGCAGTCTCTTGGACAATCCCGCCAAATATACCGCCCGCACCTGCGCCTACTGCCGCACCTGGAAACCCGCCAAATAAGGCGCCAAGCAAACCACCCGCGCCAGCAAACGCTCCGCCGACTAAGAGGTTCTCAGTCTCGAACCAATCAGTCAGTTGGTTGTCAGTCATTTCCTTCCATCCTTCAGGTAGGTATCGTTCTAAGTATCCCAGGATTAAACCGGCTACTAACAGGACACCGGCGGTTGAAGATAACAAAGTAGCAAACGGTGAAAGTACTCTATTCGCAGTATAGGCAGTAGTGGCAGTATCGAGTAATTCTCTTTCAGCTCTGCCTAAAACAATCTCGTGCCTCACTATATTGTCTGGCTTTGGTTTAGGCATCTGGCATCACCGGCCAATTGTCTGCAGCCTCGTTGGCTGACTCAAATTGTTGAGGGAGGTCTCGAAGTGCCTGGCGGTAGTCTTTCTTTGCTTGACTCATTGTGAGGTCTTTGAGAGCCCACCAATCGGTTGATTCTAATTCTTGGTTTCTTTGTTTTCTGACTTGTTCCCAAGTGACTTCGTATTGGCCGGAATCAATTATTTCTTCGCCGTCATAAATTGTATAATTTCGATTCATTTTATCACTCCCAAGACAATAGAATAGTCGGCACGTTAATTTCAGTAAATGAGTAATTACTCAAAGTCACGCTTGAATCTAAAGTGCTTGTAGTGCCTGTGTATTTGTAAAATACATTAGTTAACGCCAACGATTGATTTACTGAAATTGGTTGATATCTGGAAGTCGCAGAATCGCCTCGAAGTCTGGGTTCGTTTGTTCCATTATCAGTAAATACAACACCGACGAAATATTGTTTGCCGCGTGTCGTTGTGATTGTTGAAGAAAACGAAGTTTGAGTCACGTCACCCGTTGAAGATGCGTCAATCGTTGCTTTGCCTAGCAACGTCGTGGGCTGTCCTGTATCGTTAGTATCATACAGACCTACTTCGACGTTCGTTGATGCCCTACTGCTGCCTACATGAATTTGAATTGCTGTAATTGCTCCAGATTTAGCCGCATACATTGGAAATAGGTATTGTGATTGATTGTTAGGATTGAATGCAGTGTTGGTTAGGCTAATAGAACGCGAAAACCCTCCTGGAGAGGTTAGTAGGTTCTGATAGTGCCCGTATCCCGTTCTATAATCGCTATCAGGTATAATTCCTGTAATTGATTCAACACCTGCGCTACCAGCTGACGTTAACCCTGTCCATTCACCCGCTACGCTAAGCCTAGCCAAATTAACGAGAACTATTCTTCTCAATTCATCCTCTGCTCCCTGCTCAGCATAGATTGTCTGCGCTACTTTCTGAAAATCTGAGAACGTGAGGCTTTGGAGGTCGGTAGTTTTCAGTAATTCGTATATCCTACGGTCTGGTTTTGCGTCTGGTAATGGCATTATTCCACCTTCTTAAGAAAAATTGACTCGGGAGTTTGGAACTTTTCCCTGGCATAAGTGTATACACTTTTGTCGATAAAAATGGAACCTCGAACATACGAGATTCCTGGAATCCTTCGCATGACTTTTGTTTTGTCTCGATAATATACACTAACCATTAATTCAACAACCCCTGCCAATCTGCGCGGACACTTTCGACCGCTAATTTAACTAAAACCAACCGTCTAAGTTCGTCTTCATTTAGAGATTCAACACTAATCGGGTTGCCTACTTCCGGTACAAACTCCCCTGCAGCTAGTTGTCCGGTTAATGCTTCGAGAGTTTGACCCTTCAACAATGCATAAACGCGGGCTTCTCTAGTTTCGGCAGCTGGTAAAGGCATATCATAACCCCAATAATAACATGAAATAACCCACTATGTTGTTCGGTAATTGCGCCATTTGAGCGGGTGGTTGAACCGGTGTTAAACTAGGT